CGATGATGCCGCGTGTTGCTCAGCCCATGTGACAGGGCTATTGGTGATGATAGCTTCGATTTCCAGCTCACGGGGTTTTAGGCAGATGTTGTCCGTAATGGAGTATCCTTCCTCTGTTGCATACTCCGGCACATCACAGGTCATCGTTTCTGACCTTTTGATGATTGCATCGAACTCAAATCCGCCGAGGGATGCAGGTTGCTTTGCCAGCACAGCGCATCACCTCGTATAATAAAATAGTAGTATTTATAGACCGCTCTCCAGCGGAATTCAACGCTCTTGCCAATTCATCCGTGGACTGCGTTTCCTGCGAACGAACCGTAGTACTCAAACGGTCAGCAGCAGCTCTTTCCGTGACTTGGAATGTGTACTGCTGCTTATTTTCCTGCTTCACGTTGATTGACTTATTGTTGGTGGTCTGGGATATAGGCTTCTGCGCCGCTGTTCTGGTAGACACTGGACGGCCTCCAGAAATAAAGGCATTCGTGGCTTTCCGATTTGCTTCCGTGTTCGTGCTTTTCGCGGGATTCCCTGTGTTGTTGGCAGGTCTTCTTTCCGTTCCTGCGCCAGTTGCCCTTCCAGAACCTTTTGGCTTTACAGATTGGCTATCACCCGCTTCGTCATCAGAATCAGCACCATTAAAGAATTCTTTAACGCCACTCCAGAGATTTCTCGCCCACTGAATTTTGTCTCCAAACCAGCTAAAGAATCCTTTCAGCAGATTCCATGCGTCGTTCATGGAACCCACCAACGGATCCCACAGCTCACCAAAAACTGCTCGTCCAATGCCGTTCAAAATATCGAGAAAATCTTGCCACAGCTCTTTGCAACCTTGAAGAAACTGTGTCCAATCTCCTGTCTGAAATCCAGTGATAAGACCGCCCAGAAGGTCGAACAAGTGGCCACCCAAAGTAACAATATCCGCCGTCAGGTCAACGCATCCCTGCCACAGCCATTGCAGAACTGCAAGCACGTTATCGCCGTGCTCACTCCAGAATTGCTTCAGACTATCAAGGGCATTTTTTCCGAATTGTTTTGCATCAGAGAAGAAATTCGAGATTTTTTCTCTGAGCGCATCGACATCCACGCCAGCATCGCTTAAGAGTCGCCCAAAAACGCTGTCTCCGCCTTGCAGGAAAGTAAAAACATCTTCCAGCACAAGGAACAACAGAAGCCATTTTGCGGCTGCGAGCGCCGTTTGGACATTAAATCCTTTTAGCAACTTTACGGCCCCGCCAAGGAACGACAGCACCTTATTCCCGTTTGTTGCGAGAAAAAGTGCCGTCGCTGCCAGCGCAATTAACTTCAGTAGCTGTTCCACGCCGCCCAGCTTATCCGAAACACTCTTGAGCCACAATGTGAATTTTTGTGCTTTCCCTATCAGAAAATCACTTATATTTTTTATTTCGGTTCCAATGCGGGTCGTGATATTGAGCATATCGTCCATGCTCGCAATCCAAAGTCCCCACTGATTTCTGGCATAGGTAAGAGCGTCTCCAATTCCAAAGCCAAGTTCATCAAAGTTCTTTTGAATGTCACTTTCCGCCGCGAAAAACGCTTCTTTCAGTTGCTTTGCGGAAAGTTTTCCGCTCTCTGCCAGATTTTGAAGTTGCTTTTCGGACACCCCCATTGCAGACGAAATGGCTTTTACAACCTCTGGGGCTGCTGTCTTTAAGTTGGAAAAGCCAGACTTGTCCAGCTTGCCCGAAGAGATGGCCTTTTGCAGCACGCTCATGGTGCTGTCAAGATTCGTCTCTCTGCCGGATCCCTTTTCCAGTTTTTCGACAAGCGAAACAAACTTTACGGCATCATCAACCGGGAACAGTTTGCTGTTCAGCTGCACCAGCTTTGTCACGTCCCCCGCCATAACCCCGTATTCTTCACGGCAATCCTGAGCCCCTTGCAGAATCTTTTGCTGGATTTCCGCTTGGTCTCCCAACTCGCGGGTTGCTCCGCGAATTACATCGTTAATGCCGCCAAATTCTTCTGCTATGCTGCTCAGCTGCGTAAAAGAGAATCCAATTCCGATGACGCCAAGAGCCTTAGCCGCAAAGCTTTTCACCTCACCAATGGCGCTTTTCGCCTCGTTGATGGAGCTTTTATCAACTTTGAACAGAATCTGGTTTACAAACTTTCCGATGACCGTCTCTCTTGCCGCTGGCACTTACTCACCCCCTCTCTCTTTTTGGCTCCTACTGTACTCAATGTCGCGCTGCATCATAATCAGGTCATACAGCTTCAGCATCTCATCCAGATTGTAAACATAGGTCAGCTCATACATGGATGCGACCCGTTCACGAATTAGGGTATACATTACCCATTCGAGGTCTGTAACTCGTTCGTTGTCGAATTCTCCATACTGTTCGAGCTGCCCGCCCGGCGCACTTTGATAAGGCCTCCAAAGAGGGTGCTCGCATCTTTGAAAAAACCGCTGAAATTCAGTTTGATAATCTCAGCGCAAAGCGAGAACACTCCTGCAAGGTACTGGCAGAAAATCTCATCGAACTCATCCTCAGTGACAGGCTGATAAGACCCTCTGTCCGGGTCTCGATAGCTCACATTGCTGTGCTCCATGATAAGCTCAGAAACCAGTTTAGAAAGCGCTTTTCCGTTAATGCGGCCCAGCGCTTTCGTCAAGGATTCCGTGTCCAAATCCACACCGTCGAACATTTCCATTTCAACGGCATCCTTATCATCGCTTGCCACAGCCACAGAGCCGAGGATGGGCAGGAGAATAGATGCCACGTCACCAAAAATATAGAGGGCATCTTTAGCTCCAAACGGGCGAATCTTGAACTGGTATTCGCCAATGGAGACATCGCGCATCTCCATCCGTTTCATTTTCATGTTACATCATCCTTTCCTTATTCCGGGGCAAACTCGCCCACACACCGGATGGTCCACTCCTGATTGCCGCCTTTTGCGCCGTACATGATGGGCGCGGGCTTGGACACCCATGCCTTAGATGCCGTAAACTGGGGGTTATCTCCCAAATCACGAATCATCAGCGGGAAGAAATAGCCTCCAGAGGACTGCTTTTGCAGGTTGTAGAGCTTACGCAGAACTGCGTTTGACTTGGAACCATACACAAAAATCATCTTAACTTCATAGCGAGGGTCATCGGAGTTGGAGACTACGACTTCGCCATCGGCGCCCGCCTCATCGGTGATACCATCACCCTGCGGCGTAATAGTGATACAGTTATCACCTGCAAAGCCGCTCGGCATATGGGAGCCGATTGCGCAGATGACATTCTTAAAAGAATAAACGTGAACATCGGCACGAGCCATTTAACACATCTCCTTTCGCTTAATAGTTCAACGTACCGCCAATTTCCGTTGCAATCAGCGCACCAGCCAACTGTGCCGACCACTTCACTTTCGGCAGCACGCGGGTCTTGCGTGTTGCCGCATCCAGCTCTGCAGCTTTCGGAACGGTAATGGTATAGGACGGGGTAATAGTTCCAGTTGCTTCGTCGCTAGACGGCCGTGCGATGCCACCCGCTTCCACGCCTGCATCCAACGCCGCAGTCACGGCATTCTGAACCAGCCCGATACCGGGATCCGTATAAGGAACCTTGGGCAAAGACAGCATCAAATTGATAACATTCTGCTGAATCTGAGTCTTGAGCCAGTCACGGAAGCGAATAGTATCAATCCACTCGCCTGCGGACACCTTGCCGCCCTGTACCATTGCCTGACTGCCGATGGTGGTGTAGTACGAGACATTGCGGCTTTCCAAGCTGGCGATGTCCGTGGTGGACAGGCTCTGCGCCTCGACCATGCTGAGGGACTTATACGCCCACAGTTCGCTGCCCGGCTCATACGACAAGAACTTGGCCGCATATGCCGCATTCACGCAGTCGTTTTCTTTCGTTGCATGAATGACGGCCGTGCGGAACATCGCATCGGAGACAGGCGATGCGGAAATTCCCGTAGTCTCACAGACGCAGAACTTCTCATTGGATTCCGTCCAGTCTGCAATGCTCTGGTAAAAATCCTCCTTGATGCCTGCCGGACAGATGCAGTACCAGCCCGGAACCGCCTTTGCGCGGTCAAGAGTAACATCTACCTTTTCCGCCGATCCGGAAGTTGTCTTCTGAACAGCCACCATCACCATGGTAGCTTTGGGCGACTGGGCAAAGACCTTGGATGCGGCGATATAAACCGGGTCGTCCGTCGAGAAGCCGGCACTCTTCAGATCCTGCGTACCGGTATAACCAGCAACATCGGGAGTCATATGACCGCCGGGAGTTTTCGGCAGGGGGCCGATGATAAGAATGGTGTCATAGCCGCCGTCGATTGCCATTGCTTCCGAAATGGCAATATCGACCTTGATGATTTGGTCAATGGTCATGCTCTCACTCCTTTATTCCTTGATTTGTGGTTCAATTTCAACTTCTGTGAAATATCCAGCCTGCATATCTGCAAGTTCTTTCGATGCCGCGCTGTCGTGGTCGGCAATGTACTCACCGTCCTGTGGATGCAGTGCTGCATACTCCTTCGTGTTCTGAACGAAATCCACAGAAAAAGAACAGCGCGCCCGTTCCACACCGGACACGCTGTTATGGATCTGCTCTGGGTTTCCTGTGGCCGTTACCGAAATGTTCAGCAGACGCATTTTATCTTCTGCGTAGGAGCTTTGGAAAAAGCGGATACTCTGGGCAAGGTCATCAACAGCCGTTGACAGAAGAGCCTTTTTTACTCCGCCGCCATGAACCACCTTGCTCTGCGCAACCAGCTCCGCAGAAAACGGCATGCTCATGTACCATGTCTGCTGCAAAATCCCATCATCTACGTATTCGTCAATTTGAGAACTGTCGGCGGCATCAAAGTCAAGCACGACGTAGGGCGCAGGCGGGCGGGCCGCATTGCCGGGGTAAGAGTAAATGACCGTGCAGGCAGGGTAAAGCTCCATGAAAAACTTACGAATCTCGGCCCTGCACTCAGCTTCCGTCATCGTCCCTCTTCCCCCTTTCATTCTCGCCATCGACCGCCTCAAACTCCGAAATCCAGTGCGACAGAATAGTGTTCCCCCAGTAAATCGACGACTTGCAGACGTACCACTTGCCCATGTAGAACAAGCGGTCACCGTCCGTCTGATCGTCAGACTCCGCCGGGTGAAGCTCCATGTCGCTGTACACCGTCAGCGTTCCCGCGGTCGTCCGGCCCGCCGGGTCATCTTGGTTCCGTCTCGTCTTGGCTTGAACATCCAGCATAAGCTGCACATCCTCATACCCGGCGGACGCCACACCATCTTCCCAGCTGGTTCTTCCGTACCGCCGCACTTTGTAAGACCGTTTGAAGATGTTCATTTTTCCCCTTTCACGAGGCGAAATCCGCACTGCTGTCTCATGGTTCCAGTGTCAATCAAAGGCTTTATAGAGCCTTTTCCGTCAATATGGACTGGGACAGGGCCATTCTTGCCGTACTCGTTTACCATCCATCCACCCTCAACCGTAATCGGCGCATTAGGCGTCCAATCTTCGTCTCTGATAGCGTCCTGAATCATAGAACTAGCTTGAGCGCCGATTGCACTCGCTACAGTTTCGGCGGTATTGAGGTTCGACGCCGCTTTCTGTGAGAACTCCGCCAATTCATCGGGGTGCTTTTGAAGTGCATCCATGAATGGACGTGCCGGGATCATCACGGAGCCATCCTT